CCATACCCACGGGTACGACCCGTACCAAAGCGGAAGAGTGCTTCTTCCGTGCCATCTGCGGTGTGGCTTAATACTGTGGTGCTTGAGTCTGGGTCTAGCGTGTTGACCTTAACATTAAATGCATCTGCATTGACTGTGTTTGCACCTAACTGTCCACGCTTCCAACTCTTTACATTGATGTCTCCAAAGGTGAAGGATCGTGATACAAGCTTACCTGCAATTGCAGTTGTGCCGGACTCAGATGTACTGCCTATTTTTCTGCCACTATCATCTATGGAGTTTTCTTCCATTAAGTACCAACCTGTTTTGTTGCCTGCAAATAATCTGCGTCTTGTTGGATTAGATCCATGCGAGCAGATTACCCAATCATCTACATGAAATGCCACACTGCCTGACATTGCTGGGTAAGAGTCAACACTTGTCCAGGTCGATGTAAGTAGGTTAAATACGAAAATCTTGTTTGCTACTGTGGAACTACCTGTGGGTACTGCAAGATAGTAAGCATTGTCGTACACGATTCCACATGATTTATCTGCTGCTGCAAAGTTCACCTCATCAAACTGATCCTGTATTGGTCTGGTCATGGGTATGGTTTCGCCACTTACTTTACTAATAGCTACTCCAAGTCCCTTTGCAGGGTCTGTACCGGGTGACAAGACGATGACACCATTATCAGATAGGAAGAATGTTTGTGGCCCAGACTGTGCAATTGATTTACGTGCCACACAACCATGCTGACGAGTAATCTCGTAAGTATTTGCTGCACTAGTTGTGGCAATGTTATTAATCATATGAATGCTATTACGCATAAACACGATTAATTGATCTTCCTGGTATGGAAAAAAGCCTACAAGAAAATCTGCACTTCCTTTATTGATTCTAAATTGTGAATCAGCAGCGTAGTAATTATCTGTGTCCAACAAGTCAGACATGATAATGGAATAGTTACTATCTGTTGGTTGTGGAATAATTAAGCGATTGCGAAAGAATACACCATAATCTGTGTTTGGACATTGTATGCGTCCAGCACCTGGGCTTGCATTTGCTTTAACCACAAAGTCATTGCTTACATCTCCATCCCATTCAAGTGGTGTTTTATTTTTACCACGAAACAAAATGAGTTTTTCCAATGCCTGTACGAAGCTCGCGCCATCTGCCGTGGCCACAACTTCACTGCCTGGATAATCAATATCAATGCCTGAGTTATTTGCATCATTCCAAAGGATTACTTTATCCTTGGTGGCAGCTACCACATATTCATTTCCTGTTGCCGGATCGGAGTAGAGTGTGGATGCAAAGACCATCTCATTTGTACCATTGTAGGTCAAGGTTACACTACCTGCCAAAAAATCTATACCCTTGCGTACTTCTGCAAGGTCACCAATCAAGCGCATATTCTCGCTTGTCTGTACAAAGCCCGGTTCTAAACTTGTTGCTTCTTGGTATGAATCAATACCACGAAATCCACGATCCCCGTCTGTAAGAACTTGGTCATCCAATCTACCCGATGTACGATAACGTGCCATTCACTTGTTCTTTATTTCTAGGTAGAGTTTTCTACCCATGTACACGATTGTAATTACACCTGCGATACATCCAAATAAATCATCCAAGTGTGCCAGACCAAAGGTGGCAACTGTACCACTCATTCCAAGAATTGCAGTACGGTCTATCATTAGAATAACCAATCTAATATGATGATACCAACGACAAGTCCTACAAATATGGTTAACATTTTGCCTTTCTTCGACATGTCCAAGAACTTGTCTCTTAATAATTCAAGATTTCTCATTTCGGGAGGGTGGTTTTACAGGGAATGGTGCGCGAGTGGCGTGTTTAATTGCTTCGGTTTGGGAGCATTGACGAGCAGTGCGCTTGGCAATAAATATGGGAATGGCAAGATAACCACCAAGTAATATTGCTGCACAGATTAAAATGTTTTTGATTGTGCTGGTAAACTTCTCAAAGCCTGACTTATGTTCCTCCATACCTTGTGCAACCAAGGCAGATACATCTCCGTGTGATAGTGCCTCGATGGTTTCTTCTGCTTCTATGAGAGCATCCTTGTTTTTAAGTGCTTCTCCACTAACTGCACCAATGCCAGCACCAAGTGCTGCGATACCTGGGCCACCTAGTGACCCTACTCCACCACCTGCAATTGCACCAAGTGTTGGGTAGGTGGATCGCAGACTGCATCCTGTCAGGCAGACAAGCAAAAGGACTATAGCGGTGTAGATCATTTAGGTTGTTGTGTCCATTCGTCCGTTGCTAAAATGATCAGTATTTCGGAATGTGTGTATTGTGTTTTGCCCTCCAAGAATGAGGGTGTTGTTGCGGAATCAAACTTAACAAAAGTCTTATCCCCTTGAGAGCCGTCTTCCTTTACGCTCCATCTAAGCGTGTCTGCACTTGTCTCATCCACTTGACTAAAGTCCACCAAGTCTACTTCGTCCGAATTAATGATGACATATTTTCTGCTCATAATTTTATTAAGCTGGTACTGTAGTTGAATAGGTTGGGCCGTTTGTAAGTGTGCCATTGTTACCTCCACTACCTTGATCTGTGATAGTTACGCCACTTCCACCAGCAATATCACCCATTCTCCACCATCCTACGGGACTGAAAGTGGAAAGGTCACCAGGTACACCATTAGTTCCTTCACTCCCTCCGTTTTCTTCGCCTTTGTAAATGTTAGTAATTTGTGATGCCGTTAATGCAGAGTCCCAAGCGGCAACCTCGTCTACGATACTATCAAGATAAAATCCCGTGGTATTACTACCTTCCATTGCACCAACAGATAGAGGCTGGGTAGCAGTGCCAGGTATAATACTATTTTTATTACCACTAAGCGTCTGCGATACTCCGTCAAAGTAGATATACATAAGACCGCCTGTCCCTCCGTTAACGAAAACTAAATTATGCCAGTTGCCGTCCGAAACATTGGAGCTACTAAGTCCGCCTGACCAATTAGGGAATCTTGTTGTTGTCCCACCTGCATTTTGAACTACAAAATATAAAGCATCATTCCCTCCTGAACTTCCCATCTCAAACGATCTAAAGCCTGTGTTTGACCCACTAGCTTGGTCGCTTCGTGCAATAAACATACCACCCACTGCGTCTGATGTCTTTACCCATATTGACCAAGTGAAAGCTCCTGACGATGAATCTTGAATAATTGTGCTGTTACCCAAACTCATAAAATCATCCGTGCCATCAAAGCTTACGCTATATTGGTTTACAAATGCACCACCACCTGCAAGCCTGCCACTACTAGTCGCAGCTTTACCTCCACCTAGTCCAAGACCAAGCGATATGGTCGATACTCCCATCCTAAATATTGTAGGCAATTACAGCACCACTCGTTAAAGTAATGCTTTGGAAATTTCCGTAGAGGCAAGTGCCAGCAGATAACGTGGTTGCATCCTGCCCGGTGCAAATATCATCCAGGTTGGTGATGTTACTCACTTGTGCTGCAAGCACTGTGTCTTCTGTTGCTTGGATCGCAAAGAATTTACCTGTGTGTGCAGCAGTATCATTGATGTACTCGCCTCCATTTAGTCCTAAACCTCTGTATTCTGATGCCATAATATTTGTTCCTTTTATGCCGAACTAACGGCAGTTGTTCCGTACGTAATTATTTGTAAAGGAGTTGTTTGCCCCTCTTGTCTTTCGAGCTTATCTAACTCGCTTTGTAAAATTGCTTCTGCTTGTTGGTAGATTACTTGTGCCTTGTCACCCTGCCCGTCTGACTGCAACCAATCGCCCATTGCCCCCACCACCGCATATTCGCTAAATACATATGGAAAGTCACTAGCTCCACTTGCATACTCTGGGAATGGTGCGCGGTAATATACCCACACAGGTGCAGTTGATGTTCGATCTGGTAGTATTGCTTCTCCGTAATCACTCGCACCTGTCACATATACATTCTTAAATGCAATGTCCGATGTTGTGCCACTACCATATGGGTCATTCTCAGTGACCCGGAATATCTCGCTTATAGTTGTGCCAAAGTCTAGGTAGCTTAACATGCTTGCAGTTGCAGTTGCTCCACTACCACCACCACCACTTATTGCAACTGTGGGTGTGCCTGTATATCCTGTACCATTATTGGTAACTGCAATTCCATTAACTTCTCCATCTGCATTAATAGTTGCAGTGGCTGCTGCACTTGAACCTCCTCCACCACTAAACGCGACAGATGGTGCAGATGTATAGCTCGCTCCTCCACTACCTACTTGCACGCTTCGTACACGCACATCTGGTATGACTTGCGATATACGGGATACAAATGGCCAAGCAGTGCGATCCCAGGCTAACTTGCCAAAACGATTAAAGCTGCGTACAGCTGCGGTTGATTCAGCAGTAAGGAAAGAATCCACGCCAACCATACTCACTAGGTTGGTCAACATGGTGCTTACTGCTGCTCTTCTCATGCGAAGCTTGGTTTAGTAAAACCTCCTTGTACGAAGGTCTTCTTTGAAAATGATTTGGCTTTGAGATGTGGGTTGTCACGAAAGAACTCATTCGTAAACGCCTTATCGCCCCAACAGCCCTTTTTGTATTGATGCCAGCGGAAATATTCACGGGCAGGTATTGTGCCTTTTAACTGACCTAGTCCTTCGACTTGTCCACCTTCTCCATTCTCTTTACCACACTCTAACTCACGCTTTTTTGCCTCGTACTTTTCGAGGTCTACTTCGTAACGCAAGTGCTTGTCTAAGTTCTTCATAAACTGAGAACCATTGCCTTGAGATGGTTGCCACTTTGGTATGAATATTTCTGCCATAATAAATTGATGTGGAAAAGGGAGTGACCCACTTTGTGGCCACTCCCCAAATCCTAATTGCAATTAAGCAAATTGACCTAAATCAACGATACGTAATCCGATAACAATTTCTCCGGCAGTAGCTGATGCAATCGCTGAATCTGTTACTTCCAAGATAATTGAAGCTGCGGTGTTTGTTCCACCTGCTGCTTGTGACTGACCACCTGTGAATGCATCTCCTGTATTGAATACAGGGGCACTCATGCCATCGACATCAAGAGC